CCCCTTTCTCTCTAGATTATAACATATTTTACATAATCAGGTATTACATTTTTGAATACCTGGTATGCAAAACTACATTAGGTTATTGATAATTACACGTCTATAGTAAACATTGGTGTTGTATGTCAGTGCACCGGCACCGGCAGTTAGACCTTGTGCAAAAGGATTAGCAACCATACCATATCGAGTCTTGAACCCGATCTTTGGTTGGAAACTATCTTGGTCAACTGCACGAACCATTTGTAGTGGGACGTATGGGCAGTAGAATAGACCAGCATCAAATGCGGAAGATCCCTTATAACCAACAGTTAGGTAGTTACCACCGATTGCATATGGATCAATGTAAACCTTTAGACGACCGTTAAGAACACCAGCAAAGGTATTACCTGTGTCATCTACTTGTAGGTTATTGGAGTTAAGAGCAGGAGCGTAGTCAAGTACACCAGCCATTTGTAGAGCAGAAGCAACATCGGAAGAGCAGATTACGATGTTACCCTTGCCACGGCGGGTTTGCTTGGCGATTTGGTTAGCTTCACGTTCTAGTTGGAACATAAGACCCTTGAACTTTTCAACTGACCAGCGACCGTTTGAGTCTGTGTCAAGGTCGAAGATACCAGCAGTTGTTGTGTTGTCTTGTGCACCAGCAACGGCAGTGATATTGATTGTGCGAACAACTTCACGGTTGATTTCAGCAAGGATTTCAGCGGAAAGGATGTTAGCAAGTTCGGTTTCAGCATCTAGACCATGAATAGCCTTAAGGTCTTGTGCTAGTTCCATTGTGTATTCTGCCTTTAGAGCACGGCTCTTTGCAGTTACAGTAACCTTCTCGATTGAGAATGCCATTTGAGCAAAAGCAGAGTTGGAATCAGTTCCAAGAGCTTCAGCTTGAGCTGTAGACATACCGGAACCTGTATTATAGGTGTTAACGGCAGTCATTGGAGTTGTGTTAGTTGCACCAGGAATGGTACCAACAAACTTTTGACCGAATGTGTTTGCACCAGATACAACGGAAGAGAATGATGTATTTACTTCGTTGTAGAATGTTTCATCACCAGCTTGGTTGCTGTAGCGTGAACGCATTGCAAAGATAAGTCCTGTTGGACCAGTCATTGGCTGTGTGCCGCAGATATCATAAGCAATTAGATTTGGCATTGCACGACGAACTAGGCTGATAAGCACTGGATCGAAAGTGTCAATGGCGCCTGTTGAAGCGTCTGAGCTTGAAGCGCCCATAGCATTTGCTGGAATAACTGAAGTCATTGCTTCGTTTAGCATGGTTTGGTATTGACCATGAGCAGATGCTTCACGCATTGCACGAGCAGTGTTCTCTAGAACAACAGCAGTTACGGAACGACGGTGAGAGTCTTTGATGGAAGGAAGATCAGCGTGCTCCAGAATTGGGGCCCACTTCTTCTGTAGTTCTTCTGCAAGATACATTTAATATCCCTTTCTGTAGTTAGGTTGTATTATTTATAAAAGATTATCTTTTAACGGTTTTTAACTGTTCTAGAAATTGCTTGTGCAAGTCTATTGATTTCAGGATCGCCGGATGCGGTTGGCGCTACGGTTTCACCTTCGAAGGTTTCTTCTTCAATGTTAGAAACAGGAGCTGCTTTCTTAGCAAAGTATGTTTCCTTTACATAAGATAGCTTCTTCTTGTAAGTGTCCAGGTCTCCGTCAAAGTCTACACCTTCGGCAAGTGTTACAAACTTTTCGGCCTGAGTCAATGTGAGACCTTCAGTCATATCTTCAAGAACGGAATTCTTTTCCGCTTCGATCACGATATTCTTAAGCTCGACATTTTCTGTGATGGTTTCATCTAGCATAGCTTCTAGATCTTCGACCTTAGCAGCTAGTTCCTCAACCACATCAATCTTATCTTCTGGCATTTCAATATAATGCTCAGCAAATAGATTCTTTAGTCCATCAATAAACTCACCCATAAGTTCATTACGGAGGGTGGATTCAATGGCAACTTCGTTCTCTTTCATCCAGTTTTCAACTACATAATCAAGATACGTATCTAGTTTATTTTCTAGAGCTTCGGCAATTTCTGCAACTTCTTCTTCTAGTCTAGTTGCATATTCTTCTTCTAGACGAGCAGTTTCCATAACAAGCTTTGCGTTTACAGCAGCTTCAAATAGAGTTGTGGCTCTGTCTTTGAACTCTTCTGATAGGTCTTGACCTTCAAACATTTCCTCTACGTCTTCTTTCATTGAAGCAAGTGGATTATTCTTGGAGTCTAGTTTTGGCATTGCATCACGAGTCTTTGGACCTTTACCAGTCTTCATATCTACTGTTGATGCATTGGCATCAGCATTGGCACCAGCTGGTAGAGAATCGGCTTCTTTACCAATGAGAGCCATAGCTTGTGTGTACCACTTTGTAAGATCATCCTTACGCATGGAATGCATCGCACCAAGAACAGATGTGATGGCTTCGATCTTAGACTTTGGATCAGCTACAGTGCGTGAACCAGGCTTTAGTGTTTCTGAAGCCACTGATTCATCTAGATTATCTAAATCAATTTCTTCTCCTATATTTTTAAGATTACGCTTTGCATGTTTTAACATTTTAAATGCTGTTTTATGATCACCAGAATCCATAACTTTTTTTGCCTGTGCATGTACTTGATCTAGATAATTCATTCTTTTTTCATAATTATCATCTGCGATTTTATTTAATTTATTTAATGTTCTAGCTTTTGCCATTTTTAAAGCTGTAATTGAATGACTACCATTAGGTCCGCCATAATTTTTGATTTTATCTTTTATATTACCAACAAATTTCTTGATAGATCCCATAACTTCATCAAGTTGTTCTTCAGATTCTACAATTTCGTCTTGAAAATAATTATCAAAAATTTCATCAAGCTGAGTAAAATCTTCTAAATTATTGTTTTCTACTTCTTCCGACATATAATGTCTCCCTTTAAAGTATTTTGAAATATTTATAAAAACTTACTTTTTGATACGAGAGACTTTACATAACTCTCGAAGATACCTAAACGATTTTGCTCTAGTTCGTCCATAGACATTTTCTTAAGAGCTTTTCTTGTTTCATGGAGTTTTTGCTCCAACCAAGTGTCTTTAACTGGATCATAAATCCAATCAACATTTTCCATGATACCCTTCACAAAAGCGTCGGGAGCTGATGGATCTGCAACAATATCAGCAGCAGTAGCCAAACGGAAGTCATCTTGAACTTCCATAATACCTTGTTTATTAGGCTTCAGTGAACCTAAACCACGGGATGAAACACCTAGATTTGCACCAGACTTTAGTAGTCCTTTGGCAATATTACCCATAGGTGTGTCTGTAAGTTTAGCCTTACCGATGAAGTTATCACCATCACGTTTTAGTTCTGTAATCATATGGGAGACTCTATCAAGATTGATCTGTGGACCAGCTGGATGACCAAGTTCACCATATGCTCTATTGTTTTTTACAATCTCATTCATGTAACGGTTAACTTCTTGTTCCATGACACTCATGGGATAGACTCTACCGTTTTTATTCTTTTTATTTGCTTGCAGGAATACACCGTGAATGTAATGATCTTTTTCACCGGTTTCTCTAGCTTCAGTAATGAACTCTAGTTCGTCGATTTGTTCTACAATGAGTTTCATTTTAGCCTCTGTAAGCAGCAGATGTTACTTGAATTGTAGCATTAGATGAAATCAAATCAGTAGGTGCTTTTTGAACAAAGATATATTGACCTGCTGGAAGAACAAATGAAGCATATTGAGTAGTAGAGTTTGAATAAAGATTTACTTGAGCAGCAGTAGCGGCAGAGACATAAAGTACCGTTGATCCATTTACGGTATTTTGTGTAGTAACTGCAATAGCATTTGCTGATGGTTTAATGATATTCATTATACATTTACTCCGGTATTTACATCGACATTCATATTGGGAAATGTCATTGGTGTATCCATTGGAGCAGTTTGTTCTTTTTCTGGTTTATCATGGTTACCATAGACCATATAATCATGTACTGCGGTTACATTATCCTTAGCAACTGCAATCTTGGCTTGAACCCAGGGTTCTACAACTTGATCATCGGAAAGGAACATTGCTAGAACAAGAGCTTTATTTGCAAGTGCACGAAGTTGTGTCTTTGCCATTTCAGCAGATTCATCATCATTTGAGCCAAGTAGAGGTGCAACTAGTGATTCATCCACTTTATGTGAATAAGTAAATTTAACGTTAGTGCCATAATTTTTAGCTACAAATTTAGCAGCCTTATTAGTAGCAGTTCTTCTATCACCAGGAACTGTAATCTTTAGTCGATCTGGTTTAGGTTTATTTCCTATAGGTTCTGATGTTTTGCCATCATTTTCAGGATCAACCATTTTATGAAGTCTGGTATCTAATGAAGGCATATGAACATGAAAAACATGTTTCTCTTCATTTATTTTTTTATCTTTTTCTTTTAAAGTTTTTTGTTCCATGCATGAAGCATTTTCATGGACAGGACAGTATTTACCAGCCTCAGTCATATTGCATTTTGTTGATTCTTCAAATGCTTTTGCAGCGGATCTATATCTATCAGCCTGTGCTTTGTGGTGTTGAACATCACTTTTGCTTTTTACATGTGTAGCAAACTTGCTATGGTAATCTGCCATGTGCATATATTGAGCTTGTTTATTACCAGCTTTTTCTGCTTTTTTAGCAGCAACCAATGAATCCATACGATCGTTGACTTGTTTTACAGTAGCTTCTTCAAGAGATTC